GGGCACCACTGGCTGCTTGTGCACTGGTGCCACTGGCACTTAAACTTTTGCTGATTAATTCTGTGGTGCGTAGAGCTTGTTCATTGTTTACACCTAGATCTCGGGCACTACGAGCAATGGTAAAATATAGTTGACCGGTATCGGCCAGTGGAGTTCGTGCTGTGTTAGCTATTTGTGTGATACTGCGAAGGGTGCCAGCTACATCGCCCTGTGCCACAGCGACCTGGTTAAGTCTATTGGTTAGTGTGGTGCTGACATCTGCTATACTGGCCAGAGCTCGAGCGGTGCCTGCTGTAACAACGGCAGCCAGTGCTGTTTGTAAATTACCCAGTGCTCGTTCTGCCTGTGTGGTATCAGCACGGACTTTAATTGTTGCGGTGTCGGCCATTTTTTAAGAGTTCCTTATTTCTTTCCTGCTCTATACGGAAAAAAAGCAGCCCAGCATTTTAATTCGAATTGGGATAGATTCATTCCTTGCTCTAATGTAATTCCGATTTCACGACAGACCTGCATTAGAAAGTAAATGTCACTATCCTGTTTTAGTTTTTTTCTATGTCCTCAACTGAATCTGTATCCACACCATTTAGTGCTGAGGCAATGCGTATAACAATCTGTGGGTCAACTTCATTTAACAGTGTTATGCGATCTGCCACACTGAACATACGATGGCCTTCCGCAGTGCGAGCTTTAACAATTAGGCTCTGCACCAAGGCATCCACTGTCTTGCCTTCTTGCTGTAATTTTAATATGGTGCTTTCGTCTTTAAGAGTGCTGGTTGGATAGTAATACACAGTGGTGTTCCATTCTGGCACTTCGATGCTGCGTAAACTGCCATCCAGTCTACTTCTAAAATGTTCGGTTGCTTTCTGTAATACTGAGTTTGTCATTGTTAATACCTTCTAGCTATTTGATTAATTGCGGGTTGCACAATACCCCGTGGTGCTTGACGACTACTGCCCTGATCAAGCTGCCGAATATAGGGTCGTGCATTTATTATGGTTGTTTTCAGGCCACGGCCTTGGGATTGCCAGGCGGCTCGGGCAGCACCAGAACGAACTGGGGTAAGAGCTCGTGCTGCAGTCTGGAACTCACGCATTACCTGTTCAGTAAATGCCCCCAGTTCCTGTTGTAATCCAGGTAAAGATTGACGGTCAAGCAGAACCCGGATCACTAATTAGCTACCTGTTGCATCGGTAAGTGTCATTGCGCCATTGCCTGTAAAGCTAACGGTGCCTTCTACCATACCGTCTAGGCTGGTGCTAACACTTAGACCGGTAACAATAATACTACCGGCGATTTTTGGATATCCTGCAGTGGCACTATTGCCAGCTGGATAGCCAATAAATGCAGCACTGTTGCCCACTGTGATGCTGCTGATACCGGATACATTGGCAGTGGTGCCTCCACTTACCTGATTATAGTAAATGTCTGCGCTGCCTGACCACTCTTTTTGTGTTGAGTAGTGTGTTTTCCAGTCATCACCCATCACAGTTCTTTCCACTGTGTTATTGGTTAAGTCAATGCTGAAGCTACGGACTTCAGCAACTGCGACGCCCTGGATATATAGTGCGCCGTCTTGCCCTGTAAATGTTGCCATTATTCTGTCTCCTGTTGGGTTTTACTGCCAGTCTTAGGTGGTCGTAGTATGGCAGCTACTGGGGCATCAGCCTGATCAGGTGCACGCACATAACCTGCCTGTTCCCAACTTGCTACCTCACTGGGTGCTACCCAGCGAATTCCGCCACCATTTTGCATTGCTATTCGTCCTGTGGTGTCTATCATAGTTTAACTTTCCCCTCTTGTATATGTATAAAAAACTTCATAGCTCATTACAAACTGACCATAAGGTGGTATGGTTGGTTGTAGTTCAATACCGGTAATTCGTGCATTCTTACTGTAATTATCCCGCTTTCGATCCTGCTCTAGGCGATCTTCAATGGCTTCGATCAGGGTGTTGCGGCGCTGATCGATTTCTACACCCTGAACATAACCAGTGATGGCTATTTCCAGTGTGCCACTGCGTGTGCGACTGGGTCGCATACTTTCGTCCAGCCTAGTTTCGCGTAATAATTCCACTGTGATGCAGGGAAATTGACTATTGGCCAATTCCGCAGGCACAATTGGGTCGCGTGTAACAAATCCAATACGAGGATCGTCAATATCACGCAATTGTGCTACGATATCCTCTGCGATTTCGTTGCGAACGCTCATCGTTGCAACCTCAGGAAGTATTGAGGTTGGCGTTCCCCAGCTTCTACGGTGCCATCATCATTGTAATCATACTCTACTCCATCTTGCAATACCAGCTGAAATTCGCGTTCAAATTGAGTGGTGAAATGCTGCATCATCTCTTTGAATTTGTCACCTTCAGGTTGGAATTTGCTTAATTTTGGTAGTATATGATCGGCCATGCACAAATATACTGCTGCGCGAGTGAATTGGCTCACTGTTAGTAAGGCCGCATCCATCTCCACAGCAATGCCTCGAACCACAATGTCATACCTATTGCTTTTCCAGGTAGGCCACCAACGAATTCTTAGTTGCCTATATATGTCCTGTTCAGTCTTAGTTATTTCATCGGTGAAATCTGTGATGCCATATTCTAAAACATCGGGCACATATTCTTGGATATCAGTTATTGTAAGCATGGTCATTGTTTATGTTCCTCGAGGGACGGGGGGACTAGAGCCCCCAGCCAGTTTAGATAGCCTTATTGCCTGTGATTTTTACACCAAACTGTTGTTGTAGGACGGCTGATCCCTGAACAGCAGTTAGCATAATATCAGTAGCGCGAGTCTTAGCCTGACGCTGTGTTTCTAATGCAATACCGCCTCGAATTGCATGAGCCAGTGCCATGGGACTGAATACACCAGCTGTAGCATTATTGCCACTGGTAGGAACAAGAGCTGATTCTAACACTGTGCAACCAGCGATGCGACCAATATAAAAGTCCATAAGAACATTTTCACCAACCTGGCTTAGGCTGGGAATATTGCTGCCACCGGCTAGTGCAAGTTCTTTCTTTAGGTTGTAGGCAACACCAGGATGCACAACAGCATAGAAAGGACCGGTTAATTTGCGACTGCGTAATGTTGCAACGGCTTGTAGAATACTATCCACAGTAACTTCTGCATTAACATTTGAGCTAATTTCATCAAAATTGGCGAATTGAGTGAAAACACCAGTATCCATTTTTTCTGCAATAGCACGACCGGCTTGTAGGCCTAGGTCAGCGATAACATCGCGTTGTGCGCTGTCACGCAAAAGGTCGGTAACTTGGAAATAAGTTCCGATTTCTGCTAGTGTTAAGCTTACACTGGTTGTATTGGTGTTAGCTTGTGTAGCCTCAGTGCCTTCTGTGAGGTCAGCTGCACTTACTGATGCATATACTGGGATTTGTAAAACTTTACCGGCATTAGCTGGGTAAGTTAATGCAGTAACGATTTGACGGGCTACGCTGTTTTCATATGCTGCAAATTGTGCGTCGCCCAATAGGTTCGTGAATAATTCACTGTTAATTGTGGTATCATTGGCCATTTTTTATCTCCTTAGTGTTGGCGTTGTTGTCTATACTCTTTGTATAGTTTGCGGTCCGCAGCATTATCCATGTTCAATTTTGTAATATCAATTGCACCGGCGCCTGTGCCTCCGCGTTGACTTTGTGTGCCTGAACCTGCAGGTGTAGCCTGAACAAAATGTGGATTCTGGTCTAACCATTCTGTGACGAATTGGGCCAGATCCATACCTTGACCTTTATCCGTATATCTTAATTTGCCAGTTTGGGGATTAATTACTTCCACTTCACCGCCTTCATTAAGACGAACCTGATCCTTTAACAATTGAACCACCTGACTGGGATTAACCGCACGATTACGACTGGCTAAATCCAACAATCTACCATCAATTTTGACCGTCTGTAATTCAGCCTGCAATTGCTTAATGGTCTGGTCCTTTTTGCCCACAGTTTCCTGTAGTATGGATTCAAATTCTGCACGGGTTTGTGCTGCTTGCATCCTACCGTTCTCTTCGGCTTCTACTAGCTTGTTGTAACGATCGAGATCCACATTGCGATAACGCTGTTCAAATCGTTTGCGCTCCTTGGCCACTCGTTCACTTACAATTTCATTAACTTCATCCTGTGTGAAAGAACGAAGTCGTGCATCCTGATTTTGCTCATCGCCGGATTCAGTATCACCGCCCACTAATTGGTTGTCTGTCATTTCTTCCTCTTGTTGAGTATAACCCGGTATCTAACCG